TTCTTGAGGAAGATTCTTCTGAAGACCTTTCTTTAGAAGAGCGGTTAGAAACACTTGAAACTATACTAGGAGGCGTGAACAGTACAGAGCTTGCTGCACTCGCTTTAGCACAATCTCAACTACTTTTTGCAATGTCAGTTCTGCCAAGCTCATATAGAACTGATATACCTGGAGGAACGTACAATGAAACCATACGGTATACATCTGACAATCTTCCAGAGAATAAAAACGGCCTTAGGAATGGGCTAGCTCAACAATTGAAACATCAAGAAATGGTACAATTACAGTATCAGGCTGCTTCGGCAGAGGAAATATTAAAATGAAAAAACTAGCACTTGCATTAGCCTTCTGCTCACCTGTATTGGCTGCTGAAAATGCACCGATCTATGGTACTGTAGACTCAAAATGTGTAATTACAATGGAAACTCCGGGAATCTATGGAAACCCAAGCCCTTCTTTGCTGTCAACTGACCCCGTAAACGGTGGTGTAGAGCCTATTGTTCGCTTTGACGTACTTTCTGCAGCCTACTATAAAGCTGTTATTAGCTACCCCGAGCAGTTCTCGTCCTCTCCGTCTCTTTCTGACGTAGTAAACTGGACTGGCGTAGTAACTGTAAACGAAGTAACAGACACACAGATGTCTGGCTACGATGCAGCTAAACGCGAGTTTAATAACGTAACTGAATATGACTTAGATTTTGCTGGGTCAACTTGGTTTAAGATTGAATCAGAAGCTAACTACGGTTATGATAAATCTTTCCCTGCGGGAGAGTACAATTCCGTAGTGGAGGCAGAGTGTATCGCGCTTTAATTCTTTCTTTTCTGCTTTTGAGTGGGTACGCAAGTGCCCACCAGTTTACTCCTACTTATCCGAAGATGAAACAGTCGCATACGATGGGAGTACTTACTACTCAGATGATGCTTTTTAATAGCAGAAAGGACGTATCCTACTACTCTGTCGGAGTATATGATGCAGACTGGAATCCTGTTGACTTTGCAACGTCTGAAAAGTTATTTAAGGTAGATTACCTTAGTCGAAAGTTTATAGACATTTATATTCGTGCTAACGATAAGAGTCGCGCTGTATATATTTGTTCCCGTTCAAAGATTTTAAAAGAGTATAAACAGGTGCCTGTTATATCATCCCGTATATGTTCAAAGATAAAGTAAATGAGATTACTACTAATATTACTACTCATAACTCCTGCAGCCTTTGCAGACTCGAACTCGCTGAACCTGGCCATGCCTAGTTCTCCACAGAGTTATCAGTCTGATAGGTTTAGAGCAGATAACCTAGATTGCTCGATGGCAATCGGGTCTTCTACAAATGTAGAATTTGGAGTAGTGGGTGTAATTGACACAAACCCAATGATCACGAACATCGGCACTGATATGACAATGCCTGGAAACACGAGAGATGTTGGAGTGTATGCACGAATCACTATTCCGATTGGTGCACCAAAAGAAAGAATTAACTGTAATACTCTCTATAAGCTAGAGCTGGAGAAAAAGAGACTCGAAGTACAAAAACTAAAAGCGGAACTTAATAATTTAAGAGCGCTCCAGTTTGAGAACAATGGTGAAAAATAATGGCAGAAATGGAGTTTGGAGGAGTAACGTTTAAAGGCGGCAAGATGATGGTTCTTGTAACTGCGCTATCCACTTTAGGTGGAGCAACGTGGGGAGTTTTCGAATTCTACAAAGACTATATGGATATGAAAGAAGTTATTCAGAATATTGATACAGATGCAATTGCTGCAAGAAATGACGTTATAGAAACTAAACTTGATGAGGCCATAGACTATTCCCGTAGTATTAAAAATGATTTACGAGACGATTTTAATCGAATGGAAAAGAACGTAGATCGCATTGAAGATTCAAACCGTGATATGGAAGATAAGGTTAAGGATATGATTGACAAAGCTTCTGAAAGGTTCGATGTAAAAAGAGAGAGTCTTCAAACCGATACTACTATTAAAATTAACTCGTTAGAGGATAGACTAAACACAAAGATACAACTAGTACTAGATAATCCACTAGCTGATAATTAAAGTAAGTCGATACCTTAGAAAAATAACGCTTGACTTTGAAACCTGCATGGACTATAATTTCAATCATGGCAAAAGAAATAACTACAATCTCTCCGGAAGGACTCGAAGTCGCGAATTGTTATCTGCAATATGGTAATATTCGGGCTGTCTGTGATTTCATGGGAGTAGCTGAGAATAGAGTAGTAGAATGTCTAAATACCCGTGAGGTAAAAAAGTATATTGATACAGTATACTTAGACATGGGATACCGTAATAAAAACAATATTGCTTCAGTGCTAGACACTATGATCCAAAGCAAGCTCGAAGAGGCCGAAGAAAGCGGCATATACTCTTCAAAGGATCTTGCCGATCTTATGATGATGGCACACAAAATGCGTATGGACGAGATAAAGGCAATGGCCGATCTTGAAAAAGCGCAGAATGCGACTAGCATACGTAATCAGACTAATGTCCAGATAAACGAAGCTCTTCCATTCGGCCAAGGTAATTACGGCAAGCTCATGGAGAAACTACTACATAATGGAACAGTCGAAAATTAACGATATCGAAAGAGAGCTTTATCAACATGAAGTACAATGCGAAGAACGATGGAAAACTACGTTCGACCGTCTTGGAAAACTTGATAATGCACTTCTTCGTCTTGAATCGCGTATGATGGCAGTCTCTGGCGCTCTCATACTATTTTTAGCCGGGATAATTGTAACCCTAGCCACAAAGCTGTAGAGATATAGATATGCCAATACGAAAAGTAAAAGGTGGGTATAAATGGGGAAGTTCGGGAAAAGTATTTAAAACCCGCAAAGGTGCAGCAAAACAAGCACAGGCCGCTTATGCAAGTGGTTATAAAAAGAAAAAGAAAAAACTCCCAAAGAAAGTGCAGAGAACTGCCAAGAATAGGAGAAAACGATGATTTTCGAAAAGCGTGGTAAATGGTGTTTTCGTGACGCCGAGAATAAGCTACATAAATTTGACTCTGAAAACGATGCTAAAAAAGCATGGGGCTGGATTCCTCCAGTAGAGGAAATTCTCGATGGCGAAGAAGACAACGAAGAAGAAGGTAGCTAAAAAAAGAGACCCAAGACTAAAACGCGCTGGGGTTTCAGGTTTCAATAAGCCTAAACGCACCCCCGGACATAAAAAGAAGTCTCACATTGTAGTGGCGAAAGTTGGTTCAAAAGTGAAGACTATTCGATTCGGACAGAAGGGAGCTAAAACAGCAGGTAAGCCTAAAGCAGGCGAGTCTGCAGCAATGAAAGCAAAGAGACGTAGCTTTAAAGCTCGTCACGCAAAAAACATTGCAAGGGGCAAAATGAGTGCAGCTTATTGGGCCGACAAGGTTAAATGGTAATGGAAGAAGAGCTGAAGAAAGAAGGATTCCACCCCGCTGACACTAATGGTGATGGGCATGTTACAAAAGAAGAAGAGGCGATGTACCTTGAGTTTAAACGAAAAGAACTTGAGGATTTAGACGCAATGCGAGACGCTCAACGCAATATGACTTGGTTCGCTCTAGCAGGTATGTTACTGTACCCATTTGCAGTAGTACTTGCAGATGCTGTTGGCTTAGACGGAGCAAGTAAAATATTAGGTGATATGGCACCAACATACTTTGTTTCTGTTGCTGCTCTAGTTGCTGCCTTTTTTGGCACACAGGCATTTGGTAAAAAATGAAAAAAGTAATTCTTTTAAGTACTGTATTTCTAGTAGCAAGCTGTAGTTTGTTAGATACTAGTTTTTATGATGACAACGAGTCTCTACTCGGGGTCGAAGTGAGACACGAAGTCTCTATGCTGGATTGCTCGATACCCTATGTTGATGGAATTAAGACTAGCGTAGACAAGCTACACTTGTATACTGAAAGTAAAAAGTCTAAAGACATCCATAAAATGGTTGTGACAATGAAAGAAACTTCAGACCTTATGGCCATTAAACAAGATTCTATGTCAACATCATACTGTAATATAAAAAAGACTATTTTAGAAAAGCAAAGTAAAGCAATTACTACGGCAATAATGGGAAGATACTAATGACGCTTGAAGATACTATGGGATTGTTGGCAGAAATTGAGGAACGTCTTAAAGACAACTCAATGACTAAAGAAGAAGCAAAAGAACTCCTTGAAGATGTACAGCGAGTAGTTGAAATTGAAGATGCGGCAGTAGATGTCGCTATGAAAGGTCTTGTGATAAAAGGCCTGGCCAACTTAATGAAGTTGGTATAGAGAACTACAATGATCGGAAGATATGGATTAGATATTGCTCGTGCAGCCGAGCGTGATTATAAGTTTGAACACAAGTTTGGTTCAAACCCTAACTTGACCGCAGGCAACCAAACTATCTGGACTCAAGGCGGTATGTACCCTTGGGCTGCTTTAGATGGAGACGCGCAAACCTTATACATTGTTAGTACTAGTGCTTCCGATCTTGATACAATTGAAATATTCGGACTAGATAATAACTGGGAGTTGCAGACTGATACAGTAACTATGACCGGACAAACGGCAGTAGCTACAAACGTACCCTTTAAGCGTATCTATCGTATGATTTATGATCACACTGCCCAAAACGTTGGTACTATTACAGCTCGTACCGTATCAGGAGCGGGAACTGTAGTAGCTCATATCGCTGCAGGTGTTGCCCAGACTCTTGCGTCAATATATACTATTCCTTCAGGATATAATGGATATTTATGTAAGTACACAGCAGGGGTCGGAAAGGGCGGAGACTCTAATTTTAGAATCTACGTGCGTTATAATCATTACGGGGTCTCAACATTTAATGTAAAGTCAGACGTAAACTTGTACCAAACCACAATCTCACAAGATTACACAGTTCCTTTAAAACTTATCCAAAAGACGGATATTGATTTTCGAGCGCTGACTACTGGAAATAACTTTTCAGCTACTGCTTCTTTTGATATAATACTAGATAAGATATAATAATATGGCCGTTCAAATAAGTCGACTCGATATACGAGATGATGAAATTTTAGAGTTAAGATCTGAGACACGTTTTCTCAAGCTACCAGTAGACCCGTATTTGGATCTACTCGGCGTTACACCATTGCCTTCTCAAAAGGCAATTATAAATGCGATTAACAACCCTAAATACCGCTTCGTTTGTGCGGCGGTATCCCGGAGACAGGGTAAGACGTATATCGCAAACATTATAGGGCAACTCGTCTCCCTTGTTCCCGGTTCTAACATTTTAATAATGTCCCCCAACTATTCGTTGTCTCAGATCTCTTTTGATTTACAAAGAAACTTGATTAAGCACTTTGATTTAGAAGTAGCGAAAGATAATGCAAAAGATAAAGTAATCGAGCTGACCAATGGCTCAACGATCCGTATGGGATCGGTAAACATGGTAGATTCTTGTGTGGGTCGGAGTTACGACTTAATTATATTCGACGAAGCAGCGTTAGCAGACGGCAGAGATGCTTTTAACGTCGCACTCCGGCCAACACTCGATAAAGAAAACTCAAAGGCAATTTTTATATCGACCCCACGGGGTCGCAACAATTGGTTTGCTGAGTTCTTTGATCGAGGCTTTGATTCGGAATTCCCAGAGTGGGCATCCATCAGAGCAACTTATAAAGATAATCCCCGAATGTCTGAAAGTGACATTGCGGAAGCTCGAAAGAGTATGTCGGATGCTGAATTCCGACAAGAATATGAAGCAGACTTTAACACATACGAAGGCCAGATTTGGAAATTTGACTATGAGAAATGTGTTATAAACTGCGAAGAACTAGACACTAGACGCATGGATGTATTTGCAGGGCTAGACGTTGGTTATAGAGACCCTACTGCATTTTGTGTTATAGGATATGACTGGGATTCAGAGGAATACTTCCTTCTGGATGAGTACTTAGATAATGAGAAAACTACTGAACAACACGCTAAAGAAATTAGTGCATTGGTTGACAAATGGGATATTGATTATATATTCATTGATTCTGCGGCACAGCAAACCAGGTTCGACTTTGCACAGAATTATGACTTGTCGACAGTTAACGCTAAGAAGTCTGTACTGGACGGTATTGCTCACGTTGCTGCTATTGTTGATAATAATAAGCTGCTTGTAAATCAGACCTGTGAACACAGTATCGCAGCGCTAGATCAGTATCAATGGGACCCAAACCCCAACCTAGCTAAAGAAAAGCCCAAACATAATAGAGCATCGCATATGGCAGATGCAATTCGATATGCACTCTATTCATTTGAAACAAGTAACAGCGGGTTCTAAAGACACCTACTCAAAAATAGTATTTGACAAGACACCTGCCACACGATATAATTCTGGTATTGAAAAATGGATTTGAAAAGAGACCTCGTAAAATATATAAGAGATAAAGCAAAATCTAATTATGATAAAGGCACTGAGTGTTACATTTGCGGAGAGTGCGATGATTTGGATTTTCACCATTTTTATAGTTTAAGTCCTTTACTGCACCAATGGGTAAAGAAGAAGAAAGTAGTTCCTGAAGATGTAATGACTTTTCGGGATGACTTCATAGAAGAACACTGGGCAGAGTTGTACGATCATACAGTCACAATCTGTCACGCGCACCACTTACGGTTGCACTCAGTCTACGGTAGAGATCCCGGACTCGGAACTGCTAAAAAGCAGATGAGATGGGTCGAGATTCAACGAGAAAAACATGGCATGGTATAATAATATATTTCAGAAGAAGCTCGATGATACCGAGGAGAAGCTGAATCCGGCACAGCCTTTATTTGATCACAAAATAGAGGCGTCTCGTGAGCCTATCTATAACTATGAGCGCGCTTACGAAGAATTAGAAATCGTAAATCGTGCCGTGAATATGATCGTAGACGATACTGCCGAAATTCCTACTGCTGTAGGTGCACCTCTTAAAGGTATGGGCGGGGTTATTAAGAATATTAAACGTTCACGAGTTGAGCTTTTACTTAACAAAGAGCCTAACCCTTTTCAGGATATTAACACCTTTCGTCGTAATCTTATTATCGATATGTTACTGGATGGAAATATCTTTATTTACTTTGATGGAGCGCACTTATATCACTTACCTGCCTCCGATATGTTTATACACTCTAGCGATACTACTTATGTAGAAAAGTATACCTACAAAGAGCGTGTAGATTATTATCCGAATGAAATAATTCATATCAAAGAAAACTCCTTCTATTCAATCTATAGAGGTGTACCAAGACTTAGCCCAGCGCTTCGTACTATTCAATTGATGATGTCAATGCGTAAATTCCAAGATAACTTCTTTAAAAATGGAGCTGTTCCTGGTTTAGTACTGAAGTCCCCTAACACCCTCTCTGAGAAAATCAAAGAGCGTATGTTGTTATCCTGGCAAGCACGATACAAGCCAGATGCAGGTGGTCGCAGACCTCTCATCCTTGATGGCGGTATCGAAGTTGATAAGATTTCAAACGTAAACTTTAAGGAAATGGATTTCCAATCAGCTATTGCTGAGAATGAAAAGATCATTTTAAAAGCTCTTGGCGTACCACCTATTCTGTTAGACTCAGGTAATAATGCAAATATTCGTCCGAATATGCGTTTATACTATTTAGAGACTATACTACCAATAGTTAGGAAAATGAATTTTGGACTCGAAAGGTTCTTTGGCTTTGAGATTAACGAAGATGTTACTAATATTCCTGCGTTACAGCCAGAACTACGAGATCAATCACAATACTTTGCATCACTTGTTAATACAGGAATTATCTCAGTTAATGAAGCAAGAACTGTACTAGGGTATGAGGCAATGGAAGGCCACAACGAGCTTCGCGTACCTGCAAATATCGCAGGAAGTGCTGCAAACCCAGACGAGGGTGGTAGACCCACAGAATCTAATTCAGGAGATGATACTAATGTCGAATAACAGACAAAAACAAAAAGCAGTAAAAGACCTAAGTTTTTACTTTGCAGAAAAAGGCAAGTTCCTTTCGCAAAAAGAATATATTGATGCTGAGGATAAGCCTATCGCTTTTTCTCACATTCGTCGTATTTTTCGCAGTTACTCAAGACTTCTTGAGATGCTGAAAAAGCAACAACCAGAACTGATAGACATGGTTGAAAAAAAGGTAGCACCAAAGCCGGCCCCTGCCCCAGCAGCGCCTAAGCCAGCCCCTGTTGCTCCTTCACAACCAAAGCCAGTGGCTTCGGTTAAGCCTGCTGTTAAACCAGCAGTTAAAGTGGATAAAGATGATGAATAAAATCTTCAATCTTACATCTACCTTTAAGTCTCATGTCGATGACGATGGATCTATTGTTATCCGTGGAATGGCAAGCACTGCTGACTTCGATCGCGCGGGTGACTCTATTTCAGCAGAAGCCTGGACTAAAGGTGGATTGAAAAACTTTGAAAAGAATCCTATTATTCTTTTCAACCATGACTATGACCGACCAATTGGTCGAGCTACAGGCATGAAAACTGGACCAAACGGTCTAGAACTTGAGTGCAAGATCAGTAAAAGTGCCCCAGGCAATGTTGCTGAGCTAGTTAAAGAAGGTATCCTTGGAGCATTTTCTGTTGGTTTCCGAGTCAAGGATGCTGATTATATTAAGGAAACTGACGGACTTATGATAAAGGATGCTGAGTTGTTTGAAGTATCGGTAGTATCGGTACCCTGCAATCAGGCAGCTACTTTCTCACTTGCGAAATCTTTTGACTCAGAAGCTGAGTACAAAGAATTCGTAAAAACTTTTAAATCAACCAATCGTGTGGATCTAGCCGGTCAGTCTCTGGCTAAGGACGAAGTTAATGCTTCTAGCATAGCTAGTGACGCACCGAAAAGCGTGGGCAAAATGCCCGCAGATCAGGAGATCAAGATGGAAAATCAAAACATCGACTTGGAAGCTTTTGCAAAGAAAGTAGCTGAAGATACAGCCGCCAAAATCGCAATGAAGCAAGCCGAGCAAAAAGCAGCTGAGAAAGCAGAAATGGAAAAAGCGCAAGCTGAAGCCACCGCTATCGAAGCACAAGAAATCCGCGTTACTACTGGCATCCAGTCTGGCGTAGAAAAACTTATGGCAGACGTCGAAGCTAAACTGGCTGAGAAAGATGCTAACATGACTGAAGTTCTTAACTCTTTCAAGAAAGACCTCGAAGAGAAGAATGCAGAAATCGAAGCTATGCGTAACAGCAAGCGTGCTTTCGGCGATCGTTCAGAAGGCAAAGGCGACATGAGCAAGTTTGCTCAAGAGTTTATGCAGGCTAGCCTGCTTGGTACTATGACTGGTAAAGGCTTTGCCGGTACTCAGTTTGGTCAAAACGTACTTGCAAAAGCTGGTATTGACTATGCTACCAACGCACCTGACATTGATCAGGAAGTTTCTCGTATGATTGAGAAAGAAGTTACTTTGAACTTGCGTACAGCTGGTCTGTTCCGTGAAATCAAAGTGAATGGCGCTGCTACTGTATTGCCAATTCAGCCAGATGTTGAACCAGCTACCTTCCAAACTGGTGCTGCTTCTGCCGGTAACCTCGAAAACCGTGGTGCCTCAGACAACACTTATAAGCCTTCTCAGGTTATCCTGAATGCTTACCGTTTGATCAGCCAGACTTTCATGGACAACCATGTTGACGAAGAAGTACTTGTTAACTTGATGCCTATGTTGATCGATTCAGTAGCCCGCGCTCACGCTCGTGCTGTTGATAACGCTGTCATCAACGGTTCTGGTTCAATCACCGGCCTTGACGGCTACGCAACTGCCGACGCTACTACCTTGAGTATTGGCGGTGGTGATGCTCTTACTGCTGCTGCTCTGTTGGCTGCTCGTAAGAACATGGGCAAGTATGGTATTAACCCATCTGACGTTGCTTATATCGTATCACAGGCTCGTTACTACGAACTCATCGAAGATGCCGGTTTTGCCGACATTACTGATGTAGGTTCTGATGTTGCTACTAAACTTACCGGTGCTATCGGTGGTGTTTATGGCTCACCAGTAATCGTATCTGACAGCTTCGCTGCAGAAGCCGCTGGTGTACCAGCAGCATTCGCAGTTAACCTGCGCAACTACGTTATCCCACGTCTTCGTGGCGTAACTGTAGAGCAGGATTACGAAGTTGGTAATCAGCGTCGTGTTATCGTTGCTACTCAATCACTCGGTTTTGAAGAGTTGGTTGCAGATACAGCAGGTAACCGTTCAGCTGTTAAGATCGACCTCGCAGTTTAATCTACAAGAAAGACGAGAGGGGAGTTCGCTCCCCTCAAGTTTTTACTAATGGACTCATATGACAAATTTAGTTACAATTGAAGAATATAAAGAAGCAGAGGGTATCCAATCTCCCAAGGATGATCTGCGTCTGAATAATTTAGTACCGTCAGTGAGTCAATTAGTAAAAACTTATTGTGGCAATAGCCTTATAGACTTTTATGCTACTAATAAAGTAGAAACTCTTAATGTAGATTGGGATACCCATGTGGTTCAACTTACTGAGAGCCCTGTTAATACTATTGTTAGCGTTAAAGAGCGCGACTCATATAGTGCAGCCTATACTACTTTATCAGAGGCAAACCACGAATTCTACTTAGATAAATCTACAGACTCTCTAATGAGAACTACTCCTTCCGGTTATAGAAACTGGCGTAAAGGTCCAGGCGCTGTAGAAGTCACTTATACTGCAGGATACCCCGAGTGTCCCGCAGATTTACGTTTAGCTATATTTGATCTCATTACCTACTACATAAAAGATGAGCATAAAGAGCGAAGAACCATTGCCGGCGCGACTGTACAAAATCAGTCAAGCACTACTCAAGCTAATAATATTGCGTTCCCAGATCATATTAAGCGAGTTTTAGACCTATATAAGAACTTTTAATGAGCCAGCAAAGCCAACAGAAGTTCTTAGAGAGATTTGATAAATTACTCAAAGAACGGGCAGGTGTATATAGAAACGCTAGAGCTAATAAAGTAAGCCACGTATTTGTAGTAAGTAAAAGAGCTATTCATAAGGGCATTGCAGATACCGTTCGAAGGAAGTTTGAAGCAGACGCTACTAAGCACCTAGCAATTATAAAGGCAGAACTAGACGAAGATGTTAATAATTTTGTTAAAAAGATTATAGGCGATCTAAATAGACTAGAGGCAAGCTCTAAGACTGATAACGCTGCAGTACGGATTAGGAGATTAGGCTCTGGACAATATGATGCAAGATATATTTTCTTTGCATCTAAAGTCAACGAAGGCTCTTTAACAAACGTATATAGAAAGATTTACAGTTCTTATATTGGTGACCTAGAAGATTTAGCTACAAAAGTAGGCGAAGTAATAAAGTCGGCTACAGGAAAAAATCTTGGTAATAATGCTAAAAAGTACTGGAACCTAGAGCATGGAAAAGATCAAGGAGCTGTAGAGTCTCAGGTAGCTGATGCTTTTAACCAAAGTTTAGAAGGGCTCGGCGATATGCCTAGAGCCGAAGTATTAGGATGGTTAGAGAGGCAGGGAGTCGATCTACGCATTATTCGTAATACCAAAACTAGCACAATGGAAGTACATATAGGTTCAAAGTATGGAAATATTGGTGAAGGCATTATATCACGGGGTCGCAAAAGCAAATTAAGAACAGAAGTAAGATTAGCTTTAAGTGCCTCTGCAGAGCACATTGTAGACTTACCTGGATCAGATAGTTTTAAGACTATTGTTCGGAAAAAGGCTATAGTTAATACTACCAAACCTTTTAAAAGAATAAAAGGTGCTACTGTTAAAACTGAAAATACAGCTATAAAGAATACTATTACCACAGCAGTAAGTAAAAAAGTAACTAATAAAAGTAAGAAAGCTGCTGGCAAAGGTAGAGTTAAGGCAAGAAAAACAAGAACAGTAAAAGGAGTAGCTAGCTCTCCTCTTGCTTTAATAACCTTAATAAATAAAGATTTACCAAAAGTTGTACAGTCTAATATGGGTCCTCCGAGACTGGAGAATAGATCGGGAAGGTTTGCAAGTAGTGTTAGAATTGTTAGTGCTGCTACAACTGCACAGGGTTTTCCAAGTTTCGCGTACACTTATCAACAAGAACCTTATAGAGTATTCGAGGAAGGTTCAAGTGGTAACTGGTCTAGTAGGGATAGAGACCCACGAAGATTGATTGACCAATCTATAAGAGAGATTGCTGCACAGTATGCAATCGGAAGATTCTACACTAGGAGAGTATAATGGCAGAACGAACATACACTACACGAAGACTCGCTATTGTAGATTCTATTGTAGAAAAATTGAAAGATATAAATGGTACCAATCAATATCGTACTAATTTATTCAATAACGTAAGCCCACGCTTAAAGTTTTGGGACGAAGTAGAAGAGTTTCCGGCAGTGCATCTTAATGCGGGGTCGGAGACACGAGAATATCAAGCGGGTGGATACAAAGATCGATTTCTTAGTGTTACTGTTCGCTGTTATGTAAACCAAGAGGATGCAGTTGAGGCTTTAGAAGGTTTATTAGAGGATGTTGAGACGGTTTTAGAAGAAAACTCTCGTTTAGCATACACTGATAAAACTGGAAATACTCAATACACCCAACTAATCACAATCGTTAGTATTGATACTGATGAAGGTGTACTAGAGCCTTACGGTGTTGCAGAAATGCAGATCGAGGTTCGATACTAGAAAATACTGGCACGAACAAAAGTTCACGTCCAAGTCTTTTCAAGATAACATAGGAGAAAAACTATGGCTGATACATTATATTTTAGTCGCGATACGAAAGTCTATCTCGAAATCGGTTCCTCTATTTGGGAAATGCCGGTTCTTGATGGATTTTCGTACTCACAAGCGACAAACACCTCAGAGATTACTCTAAACGAAATGTCTGACGCAAGCGGTAATAGCCGTCGTGGCCGTCAAATGTTCACTGACTCATACGCTCCAGCAGAATGGAGTTTCTCTACTTATGCTCGCCCCTTCGTAGCGAGTGGTAGTGGAGATGCGGATACAGTCGCTAAGCACCACGCAGTTGAAGAAGCTCTTTGGGCTTTACTAGTAGGCGATGCTACATATGCAAGCAGCTCTTTTGATAACATTACTAACGGTCTTAGCGATATGCAAGTATCTTTTGCTAACTCGAACAAAGTAACTTTAGGTACTTGTAACCTTTACTTTGTACTTGGTGGTGCAGGTACAGGCACTAAGACTACTTATAAGATCGAAGAGTGCTGTGTTAATGAAGTTGGTGTTGAATTTGACATTGATGGAATTGCTACATTAAACTGGTCTGGTATGGGTAAGATCATTACTGAAGCAACTGCTCCAGTAGCTACAGTAACGGAAGGCGCTAGCGGTACTGGTAACTTTATCCGTAACCGTCT